CTTATCGTCCTCAAGCTCCTGCTTTGTAGTTATAGCATCTTGTACGAACACATTAGAAGTACAATAGCTGCAGTTTGGATCATACTCATGTTTATTGAGTTTTTCGAGCTTTGATAACTTGTTTTTGATTGTGATTTTCAACTCACCCAATTCAGTGTCAAGTTGTACTTTCTCAGCTGTTTTGGTTTGATAATCGTTGTACAAGTCTGTATCGAAGCTGTTGAGTGCTCGCTCCTTATCATACTCTAATCCGGTTAATTTCTTCTTTGCAGCCTCCCAATTTTTTGTTGATGTTTTTTTGTCAGCTTGTAATGTTTTGAGGTTTTCTTGATGAGTTTCCAGATCAGTATTTAGTTGATCAATGTCTAAATCTTCTTCATCACATTGTTCTATTTTTTCAGATAATCCAATTATTTTATCTATTTGATCGTCTAATACAGCTTTCTGTGTTTTATGATGATCAACTGCATCGTCATGCTTTTGTGTGTAATCACCTAAGGAATTTTCAGCATCACCTAGTTTGGTTTCAAAATCTTGCTTTTGATACTCTTCAAGCACAATTGCAGCATTTCTATTGTTCTTATTTGCTAGGTCATGCAATTGATCGAATATAGTTACATCTAAGAAATTGGCTAATAAGTCCTTTCTTTCACTTTGTGTCTTATCGATAAAGTTAGAGTTGTTTTGTTGTAGTGATAGCGCAGTTAGAATAAAATCATCAAACGTACCAACATAAGATTGTATGATCTTATCTGTATCACGTCTCTGCTCTCCATTCAACGACACTTTATCACCATCCTCATTTATGTACCAGAAATCTATCTCTACACGCAGTCTTCCTTTTAGTGCGCCACTCCGGTACTTAAAGGCTTTTTTGTGAATGAAATAGTCCAATCCTTCCAGCTCAAAGTTGAAGGTACACTCGAATGATTCTTTCTTGCGATTGAGTACTTGATCAGCTTTGCTAGCTCTAAAAGAGTGATCGAATAGGCAAAAGCATAGAGCGTCTAATATAGCAGACTTACCGGCATGGTTAGGTGCAAATATCCCGCAAGTACCCATCTTCGTGCTGAAGTCTATGGTATTGTTTTCACCATAACTAAACATGTTGCTAAACTCAAACTTCTTAGGCTTCCACACAACATTACGTGCTGCTTCTGGTTGCTGTAACTCTTGGTTTAGCTTTTTATTTATTTTCAAAACCTTATCAATTGAGTCTTGATCAACTCCTTCATCTGTAAGGTAATCAGTTAGTAGTTGGTTTTGATATTGAAGGTTCCGCACGTCTCCTTGGTCAAGCTGTGCGTTAAGATGATTGTCTCCGTGTTTGCTGCCTTTATCGAGTTTGATAACTATTGCATCTCGGTTTTTGTACTTTTTACGAATCGTAGCTAGTATCCGTTTCATCTGGGCAGCATCTGTATTTATTGTTTTGATTCGCAGTCTTGTATTCTTTGTTATTGGTAAATTGTCTGCTAACACTCCATCAGTAACCTCTAACGTATAATATCCATATTCGTTAGGTAAATCATGAAACTCGTATTTGATATCCTTTCGATCTCTTATATCAATAATACCATATCCATGTCCTTCGTATGCTTCTCCAAAGTTTTGCTGTACAGTTGAGCCTGGATAAAACATTAATGGATTCTCTGCAGATAATACTTGACGTTTATGTATATCTCCTAGTGGTGCTAGATCAAAGCCAGCAAACTTATCCCAACTTAATCCGTGTTCAATATTCATACCACTATCAACTTTACTGTTAGCTACTGTACCATGATACAAAGCCATTAAAAGATCATATTGATCAGGATTATCTATCTTATCATATGTAATATAATCATCAGTTTCGCCTAATAAAGAAAACACACTAAGTCCTATTTTTTGTCCTGGAGCTTCTAATTCATACAATCCTGAATCTCTCAAGTAGTAAAGATCTGGATGTCGTAGCCCTTCAACGATTGGAGTTAGCGCATCTAATCTGTGTGGATTATTTAAGTTTGCATCGTGGTTTCCTGTGATTACAAATGTAGGTCTTCTGTCAGCTAATCCTTCAAACAAGTACGACACCATATTGATAAGTTCTGGACTCATCTCAGTTTTAGCATGAACAATATCACCTCCAACAGTCACAATAGTGTTGCTAGAACACTTCTCTAATTCCTTGAACATCTTGTCAAAAACCTGCTTAAACTCCTTATGTCGCTTCCAATTCCTGATGTGTACATCAGCGATGTGAAAAATATAATCAACGGTATTGGGTAGTTGAATCTTCTTTATCATATGTTCATTTTATACTTAATCAAATCAAAAAAGCTAAGCTGTTGAGCCTGCTCTAACGCATGTAACATGCCTTTGTATCCAGTTTCGTTTGGATCTTTGTCTTTGAGGTTGGTGTAGTAAACTGCTATACCATTATTAACAAAATACTCTATCTCTTCTAAACTATCCTTATATGCGTCTGGATCCAGCGCTAGATATAATTTAGGAGGTCTTTCGTGTAAAATACGTGATCTCAGAGTTGGAAGTATCTTTTTACCAAACAAAGGTATTACGTTCCGTTTAGTTGATATTGCATCAAACGCACCCTCTACTATTACAATTGGCTCTTTCCAATTTATATGACTCCCAAACCCTATAACATCCTTTGATACTGGTGGATTTTTGTGTTTATGTTCTGTATCATAGAAACTTCTACCAGCATAGTAGTTTAAGAATCCATCCTCATTATAGCTAGGAACAATTAACATACCTCCATAAGGTCCATCTTCACAATAACCAATTTCATACTTTACTATATCGATAGGAGAAAGCCCTCGTTTGCGGATAGCATAATGTAATGCGTTTTTGTAGTGAGGAGTGTTTTGTTGGTTGTGTAGTGGCTTGTATTGAGCTGGTAAAGAGTATAGTGTGTTAGATTTTTTTGTTTGAGTTGTAACCTTTGTATCACCATAAACTTCTCGTATTTTAGGAAAAACGAAGTCTGGAGCTTTGCTTTTTCTTAATAGTGAGTTTATAGTTTGACCACGAGCATTACACACCCAGCAATGCCATTTTTGTGTTAATATATTTACTTGTAGTTTCTTTTTGTGATGATTACAGAATGGACAATGAAAGCTCTTTTCCCCATTTTTATGCGGTATAGATCTTCCCAAGTGACCATGCAACACCTTCATCACAACCTCAGTCTGTGATACATTCATATACTAACTATACAAAAAACTATTCGTTTAACCAACTTTCTGGGATCTCTTTATCACTATACAAAAAGTTGTTTTTTACACACCAATCTGCATAAGTTGTTTTTGATCCCTTTCTAATTTTATTTCTAGAATTTTGAAATACAAATCGTATATCCAACTCTGGATGTTGGCTTTTTATTAAAATATGCTTTTTACGATCTGCTAGCACAAATCTACCTTTTGTTTCAATAAAAATGCCATTTGGTAGTTTGAAGTCTGGAGTGTAAGTATGGTGAGTAGCTGGTTTTGTGTATGATATTTTGTGTTGTTCATACTCACCATTAACACCATGACTTTTTAATGACCTATCTATATCTTCTTCTAAGCCACTTCTAAATCCATGCTTCTTAGCTATTGCTCTTTTGCTTGATTTTTTTCTTCTGGCCATAACTGTTGTATTTTGTAATTTCGATCAAATAATTTAGCTGAGGTTTCTTTCATTCCATACAGACTAATTACTAAATCTATGTTATCTTTTTCAAAAGATTTACATGAATAAATATCTAGCTGATAATCCAAAGTATTGTCCCATGTGTGTATTGCAATGTGTGATGTTGTAATAATACCAACACCCGATACTCCTGGATGTTCGTTAGGTTCATATCCTACAACTGGGTTTATTGGCATTGTTTCAACATATTTCATGTTGAGTGCTTTTACTAAGTTGTTTATTAGATCTGTTACTTGATCGACTGTCAAGGTACTGTCTAAAGTTCCTTTGGATATGAGGTGTTTATGGTCGAGCATATTAATATACTTTTAGAAAAGATAACATTTTTGGTTCGTGTAAGTATTCTAAATGATCTATTCCAAAGTACTTTGCTTTAATCTTAGATTGTTCATACTCATCAAAGCTATCTTCTGATATTAACGGCTTCAAATCCTCGTAAACTTTCTCCCAATCTTGACTCAAAATTAAATCTTCTAAGAATCTTACATGTTGCTTATATAATTCAAAATCATGAAAATCATGTTCGATGTGCATTAACTCAAAAACTTTACCATCCTCTATCCAATCAATACAAAAATCAGCCATATACTTAGGCTTAATATTGATTAGTTTTTGCAGACGTTTGTTGTGTTTGGCAAACTCTTTTAGCTGCTCTAACGCTTCACCAGCATACCCGTATCTGGTGTTTAAATGGCAGTGGTCTAAGAAAATGTGGGGGTGAGGTGTGTCTTGAGACATCCAATCTTGAAAGCATGCAGATGCATCTGTAGGTCGTCCAGGTACAAGTATATGGCCTGGGATGTTGGATTGTTTATGGTATTCGCCTTCTACATAAGTTAATTCGTATCCAATACGATCAAAAAAATCTGGTATGATCATTTTTTCAAATACGGTTTCATCTTCTAAAGGTTTTATAATATATGGGTAATCAACTAAATGGTAATTAAGTTTACTTATCATATCTAACTATAAAAGTTGTATCTACGTTGTTTGGTAGTTTTAATGGAAATCCTAGTTTTGCAACTGCTAACATTTCTCCATATTCGTTATATAATCCTATAGCAGTTACGTATGGTTTAAAATCAGATCCAGTTGTGAATGGTCTAAATTCGTATTGGTTTGAAGCAGGATTATATTCTTGTATGGTGGGGTTGTTGCTTCGATTAAACTCTCCTGCTCCAACTGTACA